TAGTATTGAATATGCAATTTTTCTATGTCCTTCTGCATTAGGATGCTGACACAGTTCCATATCATCTTCACATAATTCTTTCAAAGTGCCTGGTATAAAATTATCCCACTGTTCCATCTGAATTATCATGTGTTCAACAAATCCTGCATACATTATAGATGGAACTGAATTCTTTGTCAAGTAGTTTTCTGCCGATCTGATAGAAATTTCTGACATGTAATAGCAGATATCTAGTTCTCTTGGTTTGCGTACCCTAAGATTCGCTTTCTTGAATCTCAAACGTTCTGGGTCCCAGTCCCAATCTCTAGTATGTCCACTCCATGTTACAAGTGCAAATTGATCTTCTGTGAAATCGTGTGCTAATATCTGACTAGCGATTGCAGGATTTGAGTTTCCATCTATACCGTAATTTATTAGATCAAATCCCAACTCATTGGCGACATGCTCGACGAACGGTGTGACATAGTAACGATTGTTCGGGTCTGGTTTGTTTAGACCTGAAGTGTAGCTGTCACCAAATGCTACTATTGTTCCCATGGGAAAACTACCCAGTCATCAGCCTCAAAATACTCTGCTCTATATTTTACCATACTATCGCCTGTCTTGTCTACTAGAACGGCAAAATCGGTGTTCTTAAATACTTCAGATAATCCTCTTATTGTATCACCTGTGTCACAGATGTCATCTACAATCAAAGCCTTTTGGTAACTTTGCTGTGAGATGATGTGCATTGCGCCGTTACCATCTCTTAATTGGTATTGAACAGTAGCCATTGGTACGCCTAGCAAGTGCGACAGTTGAACAGCAGGAACTAAACCGCCTCTTGTGACACCTATGATGATGTCGTAATTTTGATCTTGTACGCGGCGATATAGTTTATTGATCATCGCATCATACTGTTCCCATGTTATATGCATTATGTACCTATCGCGTTGCCGAAAACGTAGCTATGATTTCTCGTAGCTACTTTATAACCACGACACATCGCTTCCATGCAGATGTCAGCAACTTGTTCTTGCTCTTCTTTTGTCGCACCTACAGGCATTATCCAAACTTCTGGATGAGGAATCTCGTTTGAATCAGCCAGAGAATTTGTTTCTCTACACCAGTAATCAATCTCGTTCCAAGAATTCTCTGTGCCGTTACACACAAATTTTATGATGCCTGTGCTTCGTGTTGCCTGCAAGTAATCGACGTAGATATCTGGCATGATTTTGTCTTTCTCACCAGCAGTAAACAACGTCTTAGGACTAATAGCCCAATGCCAACGTATACCCATATCCGCAAGATACACATTGATGAAATCTCGCAATTCAGGCTTCAGTGGTTTTGTACCGTTTGTTTCTACAGTGATTATCTTAGGTGGGTTGCCGCGAATCAGAAACTCGTTGACGATTGCCTTCATCTGCTTCTGGCGTAACATGGGTTCACCGCCTGTAAAAGCAAGCATGTTCTCTTGACCGGTGACAGGATGTGTAAATTTATTGAAAGGTAAAGCTGCTTCTAGTCTGTTACAAACTTCTTCAACATCGCAGTCTTCAGCCAAATGCTTATACTTTTTTGACCATGAGTAGGAGCTGTCACACCCATACTGCCATACAGGTAGATCTTTAACCTGTTTCACATTGATCAGGTCATAATCTTTGTATGGCAGTATCCATGTGCTTTCATCTTCAGGAGTCGTTTGACCGAAGCCGTTGCATTCTAAGTTGCAACCGAAGAATCGAAGCCATGCAGTGGGTGTGCCAGCTAGTTCTGCTTCACCTTGGAAGCTATAAAAAATTTCAGAGTATCTAATATTCATACGCACATTATACAAGTAAACTAATGTTATGTCAAGAACTAATCAGCCAAATCTTTAAGTTGTTCGACCTTTTCTTTCGCTAACTTGAGTGCTTCAGCATCATCAAAGTATTTCGGTCTACGCTTAGCCAGCTTCTGATCCTTGTGTTTTTCATCCAGCATTGCAGCATCATCAGCTTGCTTGCGAATGAAATCCAGATATTCGGTGTTGCCCGATCCTTCTTCATCTGCAATCAGCCCTTCTATGTCAACACTCTTGATATATTTTTGCTTGATGTCTAGCTGTTTCTTTTCTTTCTGAATTCTACGCAGAAAAGCATAGTAGGTAATTTGCGTGAAATATGCAAACGGGTTCTTAGATTTTTCAGGATTGAAGTTGTCAATATAGGTGATGCAGTTTTCAATGCCATCCAGAATCATTTCATCTCGAAAGGTATAATTGACAAAATTGGATTTGTATGCCAAATGGTTTGCAATCTTGACCATGCATTCACCAAGATAATGGGTGACGCGAGGCTTCGGTTCGTCTGCTTCTTTTGCTGCCAACACCTTTTCTCGATACTCAGAAATTTGTTTTAGAAATTCCTTGTTATCGATATAGTGAGCAGTCTTTGTTTTTGTCTTCACTTTAGGTCTCCATAATAAAAATAAAAAATAACGCTTGACAACGTATTTAGTTTGCTGTACACTTCGCTATGTTGCGATTGAAAGGAATAATATCAATGTATCTTTGCTACACTATCAGATGGGATAAGATTTGGTAGCTCATCTTCTAGCTCTCCCTCGTCATCTCCTCCCAAGTAAAAATGTTCAACTGTTGTCATATATTCTGACGCATACTCTGTTTTTAGTTCAGTAATATAAAGTATTACACTACTATTTATAGTGATTGAATCCGCGCTTGAGAGAGTTTGCCAAGGCTTCAAGTTAAATCTCTCACGCATGTCCTGCCCTGCTTCTTTGTATAATGTGATAACTTCAACAGGAAAAGTGAGATTGATAGTATCATCTAAATTTTGTGTATACGCATTATCAATCATAGCAATAACTATATCACCTGTTATCAGTTTAAAAATTCTTATTGTATCACTCATGCAAAAAGAGACTCCAATGTGTTAACTACATAATCTTTTGTGTATGGTCTTGTTATTCTCTTATCAAGATATATACCATATCGTCTTCCTACATATTTATACCACTGCCCGCGACTAGCAGGTAAGCCATAGATTCTACTAAAGATCTTATCACCTTTATCCATCTCTGCTTTACGAGTGTTTTGTGCTCCAGCGTGTGTACTAGGAGAGGTAAACTCTTTCAACATAATGTTTCTTAGAATGTAAGTGCCATAACCATTCATCGCACATTCAAGTGCAAAGAAATCATCTTCACCTACTACTAATTGTCCATCTACATAATCAAACTCTTCGTTGAACATAACCTTGGCATCATTTTTTCTTAGAAAGAACATCGTACCTTTCATAGAGCCAAACTTTCTATCAAAGCACAACTCATCGTCCCATTTAACATTAAGATAATTTTTATCAAGATTGTTGTATTTGTCTTTGAATGCGCCGTCTCCCGGTCTACCGTCCCAGTGAGGGAAGAACAGATCAACACCCTCAAAATTCTCTGGGTATTCTGTGAGTACGTCACATATGTTGATACCTGTGTGTGAGAATTCCGCGTGTTCTTTTAGTATAGCATCGTTGTCCATAAACAACGCCCACTCATGTGTGCTATCTGCATAGAAAGCCTCAAGCAATACGTTTCTCGCTTTCCCAGGCGGTACCAAAGCATGCGGTAAATACTGAACGCCAGGTATATACTCATCTGCGTAATAGTCTTGTGCTAAAACTTTAATTTCCATATTAGGACAAGTCTTTCGCCAGAATTCAATTTGCTGTTTGTGATTTTCTACCCGGATGCTTCTCGCTTCTGGTTCATCCTTGCTGCCAAAGTAAGATATGATGTATGCTTTCACGTTCATTTCTTTTCCCCATAAACATCAAGATTTACTATCTTGTAGTCAAAACTTTCTTCGTTGTACAGCTTGATTCGTTCAATCATGTGGTTCAGTGTGTAGTTCTTCTTAGACTTCCAAGACAGATCATCGCCAACATCATATAGGTTGCATGTAGTTTTGTCGTCACCTTTCCTAAGCCCTCTACCAATAGACTGTAAGTTTCTTATTCGGGACTTGCTAGGTGATGCGAAGATAACATTGTGCAGGTTTCTTATGTTGATACCTGTAGAGAATGTACCATATGATGCAACAATTATAGCATCATTTGCTTTCTCTGTCAATGCTCTAATCTGCTCACGCTGATCAGTATCAGTGCCGCCGTATACGAAATACACGGGGCGACCATCAGATACTTTGCGTCTAATCATATCGTACAATATTGCGCCATGCTTTTCAACATACTGAAATAGTACGAGAGAGTTTCCTTTTTGTGTAGTTGCTAGATTTCTGAGAATCACATTTCTCTTGTCATTAGATACGAGATAATCCATCTCTTCTTGATATGACATTCCCTTGACTTTTTTCCTTTCTTCGTCAGGGTATTGTAGGACGATGCAGTTCACTTTTAATTTAGCGATGCTACCTTCGTCCATGAGTTTTTTTGTGGTAGTGACATTTATCACCGGTCCGAAGCAGCCTTCTAATACCAGTTTATGTGTCTTTGTTCCGTCAAGCGTACCAGTAGCACCGAAGCGATAAGGCGCATTCTCACATTTATTCATAATGCTAGTTAGTGATTTTGCTTTAAATAAATGCGCCTCGTCTCCATATACAACATCAAACTTCTCAAACCATTTCTTTGGAAACTTGTATACGGATTGCCACGTTGTTACTGTGATTGGAAATTCATTTGATTTTTCTTTACCACCGTATATACGATGGACATTTTCAGATGCTTGCCAATCTGTTTCTGATGCATAGTCTTGAAAGTCCCCGTACATTTGCTCCACTAATGAAGTGGTCGGGACAACCAAGAGTTGCTTTTTTCCTAGGCGCTGATAATAACGAACCAGGGTAAAAAGAATGAGAGACTTACCACTGCTAGTGGGGCTAAGTAAGAGTTGGCGTCCTGAGCGAATTGCAGTAGACGCGGCTTCAATTTGATAATCACGGGCTTCAATTGGTTTGCCATTAGTGTGTAGATTTAACTCCTTTGTAAAGTTTTCGATATATGAATTTGATACCGGGTCGCCGATAACGTCGATATTTATACTTATGGAGTATTCTAGCTGCTTTGCGAATCCTTCTAGATACGATAGCAATCCTACTGGCAATTCTTTCGCATAGATATTAAACAGTCTAGCTTTACCGTCCCACATGCGTGACTTGTACGCTGGCATAAATCGTGCGCCTGGTACTTCAAAAGTAAAGAAGTCATTGATCTCTTGTAGAGTGCTAACATCGCAGTCTACAATCAAATATACTTCATTCTTTTTAGTCACTGTTATCATTACATAAGTCCGTTAGTGAATTTAGTCCACTCTATACTGTTTTTGATGTCCCACGTTCTACTATTTAGATTGCGTAAAACTCGCTCTAAAAAATCACCGACAGTTGCAATGTACTCAACCTTGTTTGTTTGCTCAATCACATCATCATCTGAATCGAGCATTTCATTCATATCAGATTTTAGCGGCTTGGGTCCTAGCCATTGGTCCCATCCTAGTGCAACGAGTTCTTCTCTAGACAGTTCACCGCGAAAGTAAGATGTCTTTACCTTGCGCAATTTGTATAGGGCAGCTTGTGATCTGCGCAAATGCAAACGCACATCTGACATGTGATTTAGGTATTTTGAGTGTAGCTCAGGCGTGCGTGTAGACTCTTTGCCAAGTGATAGTTCATCAATCTTACAGTCTACAGCCCAAGAGTCTTGGAGTTCTTTCAATGTTATCATAATAATCTCGAGGTCTTATTTATACATATTATACCGCATTACGGTATAGAAGTCAAGTACTATTTGACCGATTCTACTGTAAACAGTCGATATCTGAATGCTGCGACACCAACAAAGTAGTTTTGATCACCAGAGCTAATGTCGAAATCTAGACCTTCCAAGCTAATCGGGAAGCAGTCTACAAAAGAAATACGATTTGAAGGATTATTGTTACTATCAAGAACGAAAAGATCAGCATCACTGAACTGACCAAGGTCTTTAGCTCTTTGATTTTGATTCGGAAATCGGTATCGTTGTCCATCTATATACTTTGTAAATTGTTTATGGTCTTCAGGAGAACCCAAGCCTATCATCCAGTTGTACAATTCTTTGTAATTAGCCATATCTTCTTGTACAAGGAATCTAATAACTAGCTCACCGAATCTCAGCTTGTCACCGGGAAACGCAAGAGTTGATAGTGGAGTCTCTACTTCAGGAGAACCAATAGACATCTGCGGCAAGTTAGCTGCCTGACAAAAGAAGGATACATTTGGAATGTTGTGTATCTGAAACTTGAACCCAGTAGGTCTAAGAAAATCTAATTCAGCTGGATTCGATGCGCCTGTTGCACCTGATTCTGCTACATCTGTTATCGGATTGTATGCCATTATATCTCCTAGTTACTCTATATTTATAAGGCAAAAAAAAGCGCACCGAAGTGCGCTCTTAAAATTGTCCTTTACGGATTCTTTTTCTTACATCAAGTTTGTAACTTTAACAGCTCGGTAATATTGATTACGATCAGCAGTGAACGTATCAGCATCAGTTGTACCATTGGCTTGTGTTACGAACGGGTTAGCGATCATACCGTAGCGAGTCTTGAAGCCGATCTTTGGCTGGAATGTCGCTGGGTCGATTGCACGAACCATCTGTAAAGGAACATATGGGCAGTAGAAAATACCTGCGTCATAAGCACTAGAACCTTTGTATCCTGCAACGTAGAACTGACTAGCAGCGCCTGTGTTAGCTGAATAAGGATCGATGAATACTTTGTAACGACCGTTCAATGTACCAGCAAATGTGTTGCCAGTGTCATCAACGTTTAAGTCTGTAGACAAAGCAGGAGTATAGTCAAGAACGCCTGACATAGCTAAAGCACTTGCAACGTCTGCTGAACAGATGATGAAGTTACCTTTTCCACGCCTTGTGTCTTGTGCGATTACGTTTGCATCACGCTCGATGTTGAACAACAAGCCTTTGAAACGCTCTACAGACCAACGACCGTTAGAGTCAACGTCCAAGTCGAAAGTACCAGCAGTTGCAGTAGATGCAGCACCAGGCTTAGCGACTTTGTAGATTGTGCGAATTACTTCGCGGTTAATTTCAGCAAGAATTTCTTGAGACAAGATGTTGCTCAACTCGCCTTCTGCGTCAAGACCGTGTACTGCTTTCAAGTCTTGTGCAAGTTCTACTGTGTACTCAGCTTTCAACGCGCGGGTCTTAGCAGTAACAGTTGTCTTTTCGATGCTGAATGCCATCTCATTAAGAGTAACACTGTCACCGAAGTCCTCGCCAGTTGCTGTTGCAACGCCAGTACCTGTTGTGTAAGTACCGTCTACTGGGTTAGATCCAGCGTGTGTGCCTGTACCAGAGAAGTCAGTATCGGCTTCGTTGAACAATGCTTCAGCGCCGTCCTGTGTGCCGTAGTGTGACTTCATAGCAAAGATAAGACCAGTAGGTCCAGTCATTGGCTGAACGCCAGCGACATCATATGCCATAAGGTTAGGAAGTGCGCGTCTTACCAATGAGATAAGAATCGGATCGTAGTTGTCGATTCCGCCACCAGTTACGCTGTTACTAGGTGCTGCTTCTGAAAATAGAGCTTGCTTTTCTTCACGAAGAGCTTTCTCTTGGTTCTCTAGAATAACAGTAGTAACGGCTCGCTTGTGCGGGTCCTTAATGGCTGGCAAATCCGCGTGTTCGAGGACAGGACTCCATTTCTGTTGTAATTGCTCTGAAAGATACATTTAAGTTTCTCCTTACTTGGTTGTGTATATAATATTATTACTATTTATAAAAAATTACTTTTTGACTGCTTTGCTAATAGACTGCGTGTATATAGCCATTGCATTGTTTTCGGTAATGAATTCTTCTTCTACCGTATCTTGCATTTTGTCTTCGGTTGTAGCCTTAACCTTAGGGAAATAATTCTCTTTGATTACAGATACTTTCTCAGCAAACATGTCTTCAGTATCAAACTCAACGTTCTCAACCAATTTAGCAAGTTTTTCGGCTTCTGTTACGGTCAGATCAGTAGACGCTTCAGTTAGTGCCTGTTGACGTTGAAGTGCTACTTTTTCAGAAACCATTGCAATTTTCTCTGCAACGTTCTCGTCCAACTTAGTCTTCAGTTCATCAATTTGAGTCTGCATTTCACCTAGTACGTCATACTTCTCAGCAGGTACTTCGATGTAATGATCTTCAAACAAGCCCTTCATGCCTTTGATAAAGTCTTCAGTAATTTCTGTCCTGAGTCCTCGCTCAATTGCAAGTTCGTTTTCCTTCATCCAATTTTCAGCAACATATGAAAGATACGCATCGATCTTCTCGACCATATCAGTACGGAACTCTTCTTCCGCTACTTTTGCTTCTTCTCGAATGTCAGATTCAATAGCGTCAATTTCTGATGCTACTCTAGCAGTTAGTACTGCTTCAAAGATAGATGCAGCTTTTACTTTGAAGTCTTCGCTTAGGTGCTCTTCGTCAGCAAATAGTGAAGCGATATCATGCTCTACTAGTTCACTGTCGTCTTCAGCGGAAATTTCTTCTACTTCATCTTCAGCGATAACTTCTTGATCTTCTTCAACTTCTACTTCTTCCTCTTCGCGGACGCCAGCAGATGTTGGGTTGTTCACAACAGACGCAGAGTCTGTGCCACTGTCATAGTTTGGAGCTTGTCCAGCGCCGTTACCTTTAGGCAGTGTTGTGTCTTTGGATGCTTTTGCAGATGCAGCTTTTCCAACAGGTGAAGTTAATCCACCTTTGTCATCTGATCCTGATAAGTCTTCCTGTTCTGGATTAGCATTTGAGTCACCCTGTGTAGGGATAGTCTTGTCACCAACATCTTTCGAGTTTGGTAAACCAGCCTTTTCCTCAATGCTTTGAGCTTCTTCAACAAGGGCGTCAGTAGCGTCTACTTCACCGACCTTGCCAAGGAGCTCTCTGATTTTGGATTCAACAGCCATTTAATGTCTCCTTAAAGTTTGTTAACTTGTTTATTTATATAAATTTAAATTTTGGATAACTTGTTCAAGAATGAGCTAAACACCTGAATCTTCGCTTCTTCTAGTTCACGGCTAGATGCTTTGCGAATTGTTTGTTGTGCCTGTTCCATATCTCTTGCAGTCCAGATACCGTCAACCATTACCCATTCTCTATTTTCCATAATACCTTCAACATATGCATCTGGTGCAGAAGGATCTGCTACGATATCAGCGGCAGTTGCCAACATGAAATCGTCTTGGACTTCATTGATTCCATTTTTTTCTTTAATGGATCCAAGTCCTCTTGAACTAACGCCTAACTGAGCGCCTGCTTCAATTAAATTAGCTGCGATTTTACCCATTGGAGTTTCTAAAATCTTAGCTTTACCTATCCAGTTATCGCCTTCTTCTTTCAATGATACGATCATGTGTGAGACACGATCAAGATTCAGTGAGGGTCCTTCTGGATGACCTAGTTCGCCTAATGCTCTCTTCTTGTCAATACTTTCAGCAGTGTATCGTGCGACTTCATTTCGCATAACATCTTTGGGATACATTCTACCGTTGCGATTCTTTAAATTAGATTGTAAGAAAACACCCTCAATGTAAAGATTCTTCTTTCCATTGCTTTCTTCTAAGTAATATTGGATGTCTTCATTGAGTTCTGTAATAAATCTCATTAGCCTAATGCTCCTTGATCTTGATGCTGCTGCGAACCATAGCCTGATACTTTTGATGTTTCAATTATGACAGTTCCATCACCATTATTGAATGTGACAATAATATCACTATCGTTTTCTTCTGTATCAGCATAGCCGTTAAAATCTAAGTCGCCAGTGCCAAACAAGTCCCAAATAACTACACTGTTTCGTGTAATCGTAATATCAGCATTCTTGTCGGTTGCCCACTGAATTCTTTTAATGTTTACTATAGGGCTTGCTTGTGTTTCTGTCGATTTTTTTAGTGTCGTTGCCAAAGCAATAGTGGCAGTGTCTGTATTCCCACCGTGTACTTTAACAACACCTTGAACCTGTGTTAGCTTTAACACTGTAGTTACTGCTGCCATCTATGTTCTCCTAGTAGCTTTTTTTCTTGTGATTGCCGTGTGAGCTTTCTTCTAGCACTTCTATGCTGTAAGTCTCGCACGTTTCGATTCCATGTTCAAACATAACTTTATACCACCAGACTGTACCATTTGCATCTGGTTCAGCATGCTCACCCATGATCGGCTTACCTTCACCAAACTTAGGATGCACTACTTTAGTTGCGCAATTGTGTGTCAACTTAGGATCTTCAGAGTCACCCTGCTTTGGAGGTGTAGTATCACCTTCAGTGCTAGGCTCTTGGGGGTGCGCGGCAGCTGGCTTTTCTTTAGAAGTCTTAGCAACTGGCATCGCTTCTTCTGTTGCCATCTTTGCTAGTTGCTTTTGCTTTCTAGCGGCTCGACGTTCTGCTTTTGCGCGAATATCTTCCGCATCATCTGCGGCAGATTCTCTAAACTCGTTAAATTTTTTCATCTGATCCTTGACCCTGTTGGGGTTCCTCCGATTCTGTTTCCGGTAGTTCATCGTCCTCCACCTCTACTTGAGTTTCATCGTTATCCATCTCTGCATATTCAACGTCGGTTTCAATCGCATCGTTGTATATAGCAGCGGCTATATCTGCTTTTTTATCAGCAACTAAATCGTCAGCGCGTACATTCATGATCCCATTAAAAGAATCTTGTGCGTCTGTCAGTTCTCCGTTAGCCCACTTGTCCATCATATCTCTGATGGCATCCTGTCTAGCATCTTCTGGGCTAACTTCTAATTCGATTTCTGTTTCAACTTCACTCATTATTATCACCTTCTGGTTTTGGTTCGCTTGCAATCTGAGAATTGATCTCTGTTATTTCTTCATCACTGAGCATAAGAATTTTCTTCTGAACATACTCTCGACTGAAGAATTGTCCTACGAATGGCGCAACACCATTCAATACTTCTGTTCTACTTCTAAGAATTTCCTGATCTTTCGATTCAGTGTAGTAGGCATCTGAGGCAAACTTATATACGATTGTCTCTCTAATATCAGCCCATTCATCTTCTTTGATGACACCTTTCAGCACTAGCTGAGTCTTTAACAAGTCATCGAATAGCACACTGAACCTACGTCTCAGCTTAGAAATAAATTTAACAAACTTCAATTCATCTCTATTTATCTCGGCGCTACGACCGAAATTTAAGCCTGCTTGCTGTTCTAAACGGGAGACGGGCACGTTCAAAGATTGATATAACTTTCTTTGGAAGTACTCTATGTCGCCTGTCTCGCCTAGATTTGACCCTCCAGGTAATGTCTGAATCTCTGTGCCTCTGCCACCCTCTCTTCGTGGTAACCAGAAGTCTTCAAGCATAGACATGAATTTCTTATCATCGCGGATCTCGCCAGTAGAGGCATCGTATACTAATTTGTTACGATAGCGATCCATAATATCTTTTAAGTATTGCTCTGCTTTCATTCTAGGCAGATTGCCTGTATCTACATAAAAGATTCTTCGTTCTGGTGCGCGAGTGATACGATAGATCACCGCAGCGTTTTCCATCATTCTTAACTGATTCGCTGGACGAATCGCTTTATGTAAGAATGACAAAGGAATATTTTTATCTTGATCTACTAGTCCTGATGGGCAGTATGCAATTGCATCTTTAGTAATACGCAATGCTTTGCTATCATGCAATGCATTATTTGACTGTATTTGCCCAGGCTTACTAGCAATTCCTTTATCATCGTATACAAAATATTCTTTAATTTCTTTAATGAAATTGACGCCTGTATTCGGATCCTTTTCCTTTTTAACATCTCGTATTAAACGTATTTTTCTAGGGTCGATATATCTAATATCAGTAATACCCTGCTTTGGCTTTTGCATGTCAATCACTTTGTGAAAGTAGATTAGACCGTCAATATACCAACGTCTAAAATAATCTTGCGCTCTATTGTTAAAGTCAAACAATTTCAGCACTTCATTGAATTCATCGTGTATTGCTTTTTTTACAGCGGCAGAAACATTCACCGAATCAGTATCAACTGAGACGGGTCTCTCATCATCTAGATTTGAAATAGTGTCGTTGACGATATCTTCAATAGCAGTATCTACATCTGCCATCATAGAGATGTCACGATATCTTTTTATCAATTGCTCTTGAGTGTTTGCAACACCGTCGATGTCCAAGTAAGTGCCATAGTGTCCGCCAGCATTGCGAACGGTATCTATAGCACCGTCTTCAGAAGGAGGCACAAACGACTTTTCAGACGCGAGTGCCTTTTTCCTGTTTATTTCAAACCCAAATATTTCCATTATAATCTCCTAATCCACACTATGTATTTAGCTTACATCGTAGTGGGTGTATTGGAATGTCACTGTAAATTCTTCAAAGATGTCGTTCTGTGCATATTGCAATGCGATTTCAGACATGTTGATAGGGAAAGCATTGTTTAATGTGTAAGTGCCACCTGGCAATACGTCATCGTTTCTATCCAAATGCTTCACTACTATGTCTGCTTGATATTCACTTGGTGTAAGAACACCTGTGTTATCTTCACGACCGTTCATGCCGTTCATCCATTCTTCAAAGGGTTGACGTAAAGAAAATCCTGAATCGTTAACAATCGTAATTGTCCACGGATCAAAAATTCTTTCGCCAGCTAGTTTGATCTCACGACCTCTGTACTGAATGATAGCTGGGTTTACGTTAGAAGCGGGCAATGCAGCACCCGTAACCAGAAGACTGTAAGACGGATCAACACCGCCTACATATCCTGGGAACGTTAAGTCCACTTCAAATTGATTGGGTCTCGCTCCACCAGCGCCCAATCTTGCTTTAAAATCTTCAATATTCATTGAATTGTTCTCCTGTTGATTCTATTTATTAGGCGCCTAACTCTTCAAAACTGATGCCTGTGCGTGTTGCAACAAACGTCAGAGTGATGAAGTTGATAGATTTAGCAGGCTTCAAGAAGATGTCTGCTCTGAATTGGTTTTGATCAATAACTTCAGCAGTGTTATTAGTTTCATCACACACTACTCGGAAGTCATAGACACCTCTTCGACCTTGCACATCGCGCAAGAAAGGGCTAACCAATGAACGGAACTGGGCTCTTGTGAAACCATCGTTAAATTCAAATAGTTGGAATTTAGCTGCTGTTGCAATTGCCTTTTCAACTGTAATAAACAATCTACGAACATTGATTCTATTGAATGCGCTGTTCTTGTTAAGCAATGTCTTATCACCGAATAAGATGATACCTTGTCCTTGTGAACCAACTACTGGGTTGATGCC